GCACTTGACGGAGTAGAACTTCAGTTTTCCAACAATGCCTCAGATTGGGATACGGTCTACAGGTATAGTCTCGTTGCGAGCGTAGGGAGAATCTTCACCGCACCCGCACTAGCTTCGAACTTCCGTATTGTGTTCACGAATGGAACTACTGCTCAAACAGTCTTTAGAATTCAGACCCGTCTTCACCGGAACGTTCAGCTTCCTTTATCTCAGGCCGCTGATGGAGAATCAGTTGTCGGAAACCCTGTTTTAGTTGCTGGTCTTAACGCTGGTAACGCCCAGTCGCTGCAGGTTGACAGCGGTGGTGTTGTAGCTGTATCAATCACAGGCACTAGACGAGTTGAAGGTGGAGAAGCGCACGACGCTCCTGCGACACTCAATCCTCACCTAATGGCAGGAGCTGCCTCAGCTACGGCTCCTACTGATGTTTCACTAGACGATGACGTTGTACGTCTTTGGGCCTTACTCAATGGTTCACTTGTTGTAAACCTCGCGTCAGGTGGAACGCTCATTGCTGCCGAGGCTGATGACGATTCAGTCGCTGCTGCTGGAACCTTCTTTCCCTCCATAGATTTGGGCTACGAGTTCAATGGCACAACCTGGCAACGAAAACAAACCCGAGCACACGATGCCGTTGATGCTGGCGATCCAACCAAAATAGGTTACAAAGCTCTCGCACACAGCGCTTCTCCCACGGCGGTAGCTGCTCTTGATCGAGTAGACGCTCCTGCAAATCGACACGGTATCCCATTCGTAATTGGTGGACATCCTAACATTGAACATCTCTCTCGACTCGATACTGCTGTTCAGACAAACGCAATACTCAAGACTGTTGCTGCCGGCGAGAAGTGGATCACGACCGCATATTCGATCTATGTCTCAGCTGATGTTACTGCCGCACCTTCTGTCCTTCTTGAAACAGGTACTACAAGAATCTGGGAGAGTGGTGAAGTAATCGCGGGTGGTGGTATTAGTCGTGGAGCTGGTTCTGGAATCTTAGCAATCGGAGCTGACGGAGACGATCTCTTGTGGACTTGCTCAGTCCCCACTGGAGGTGATGTCCTTATTGAAGTCTCTGGCTACATCGTTCCGAGTTGATGAATGGCAGCGCTCGGTTGGTTACTTAACCTAGGTTTCGCCGGTGGTGGTGCAGGAGGGACGCCGGTTAGCAACACCACACAGACGCCAGTAGAGTGGTTAGGAACACTAGAAGTCGGAAAGCAAATACCTGTCGAGTGGTTAGCACTCGCAGAACTGGCCCTAACATCACCTGTAGAATGGTTGCAAGAAATAGAAGAAACCAAACAGGTTCCGGTAGAGTGGCTACAGGAAATAGAAGAAGGACTACAAGTTCCTGTGGAGTGGTTAGAACGTTTAGAGCTAGAATTAGCGTCACCTGTTGAATGGATAGGGCTGTTGGAAGTACTTCGACAAACTCCTACTGAGTGGTTGGGAACAGTAGAAGTCGGAGAACAAACGCCCGTTGAGTGGATAGAACAGCTAGAGTCAGGAGCAATAACGCCAGCGGAATGGTTGGCAGAAATAACAAAGAGTGACCAAGTTCCTGTAGAGTGGGTGGGACTTCTTGAAGCAAGCTTGACGATACCTGTGGAGTGGCTTCAAGGAATCCTACAAACACAAGCAATTCCAGTAGAGTGGTTAGCAGCCTTAACATCGTCAGTAGTAATACCAGTAGAATGGACGGGGCTTCTAACCGGAACAAAGCAGGTATCAGTCGAATGGACATCGGATCTTGTACTACAGACAGCAGTAACGCCGGTAGAGTGGAAAGGACTCATAGAATCAGGTCAAGGAACAGCAGTAGAGTGGTTAAAATCCTTACTCGTTTCAGTAGTCGTTCCAGTAGAATGGGTGTTCTCTGCGGTGTCGATCGGAGCACTATCAACGACGCCAGTAGAATGGCTGAACTCTGTAGCGAACCTTGTTGTCAAAGAGATCGTTCCAGTAGAATGGTTGTTGGGAAGCAGCGTCGTACAAGAAGCAATAGTCAACGTCGAATTCATCGGCTTCTTTGGAACAGGCGTTCTCGGCCATGTACGGTGTGATTTCAGGGTGTTCCCTTGGGCCAGTTGCGACATTGAAACCTTTGAATGGTCAAAGACAATAAACGTGAAAACCTTCAACTGGATTAACGAAGATAGTGAGGCATTTAACCAATGACTCTTGTGCAGTTAGACGATTCAATCACGATTCCAGCGCCAGCAGACGATCATTGTATTCTGCGTAATTTCAACAATGTCGAAGCCGGGGTAACAATCGTACAGGCTTGGCTAACTGTAAAGAGATTCGACTCTGACCTAGATCCTGGCCTTTTTCAAAAGGACATCAATCTAGTAGACAATCCCGGCGTCGGACATATCGTTGCAGATGGCACAAGTGGTACGATAACTCTGAGATTCGACATACTTCCGGCAGACTCTCTGTTACTCCAAACAGGAGCAAAGCAGTTCGACATCCAAGTAAAAACAGCAACAGGAAAGATTCACACCCAAAACGCAGGTACGATCAGAGCAAAGAAGCCTGAAATAACTAAAGCATCCTGATGGGACATGGTGTCCGGTAAATGGGAAAACAAATAGTCGAAGCTTGGAAGCCAGTTCACGACGAGATGCTCGCGATGCATCTTGCCGCGTATTCTAACGTGAGAATCGCCCAGGTCACCGGGTACTCTCCCGAGCACGTCTCAGTAATGCTCAACGACCCAAGAGCAGAGAAAGCGATATTTGCTCTCAGAAAGAGACTTCGAAAGAAGGCAATTGGTGACATCGAAGATAGGATGGTTGATCTCGCGGAACGCAGTCTCCAGAATATTGCTGAGACAGTCGAGCATCGGTACGATGAAAATGCGGTTGCGTCGAAGGGTAAGATGCACCAAGATGACGTTGGATTCAAACTACTTGCGTGCCTTGGCTATAATGGTAAGGGTGCGAAGGAAACTGAGCCACGTCGGTTGACGCTTTCAGCAGATCAGGGTGAACGACTTGTCACGGCACTAGAAAAGTCAGCGGCAGTTGACCGTCTGATTGAAGAAGCAGAGGAAGTTGAGGTGGTGTGTGAAGAGACCGGTTGATTGGAAGCCCGATGAGGGCGACTGGAACCACATGGTTGATGAGCAGACTGTCTCTGCCCAAAGGAAAAAGGGCGAAGAACGGCTTAAGGAACTGACGAACGATCAAGTCAAGCACCTACGAAAGAGGTGTAAAGACGATCTGTTCTTCTTGTGTACGGGTCCGCTTGAGTATGATTTGCTGTCTCCTAACTTCCACGGTAGTTACACGAGGTGGCTTGGAAGAACGAGGAACAATAGATTTAGGATTCAACTACTCGCACGGGGGCACTATAAGTCCACCATCGCGACGATTGGAGAATCATGTCAGATAGCTCTACCTTGCGACGGACGCGAGGATGAAATTGAGTATCCATGGAGTCTTGGTCCAACAGTTAAGATTCTAATTGGACATGAGAACAGAGAAAGCGCAGCCCGGTTCCTGTTTGAAATAACGGAAGCCTTTATGAGTAAACCGTTGATGCTGGCCCTCTATCCCGAATGCGTGCCATCGAAACGGAATCAGAGAATGAATAAGTGGGAGTTAGAACTTCCACGAAAATCGTCATCAAAAGAACCGACCTTCGACACTATCGGGGTAGAGGGTGCAGCTCAGGGAAGGCACTACAACCGACTCAAGTTTGACGATTTGGTTGGAGAAAAAGCAAGAGATTCCGAGACGGTTATGAAGGGCGTCCTCGGTTGGTTTAACAACTGTTTGTCACTGACCACTCGGTTTAAGATTGACGGGTGGGATCTGATTGGAACGCGCTGGAGTGCCTTAGACGTGTATGGTCATGCGATCAAAACTTACGGGGTTAATCTCGCGGATTCGATCGTCAATGTACCTCACGACGATTACAAAGATGGTAAAGCGGCAGCTTACATTCGGGGAGCTATTGAAAACGAATTGCCAGTTTTCCCCGAGGAATTCGATCTTGATACTCTGGGTATTATTCGGCAAGACCGCAAGGTTTGGGCAGCGCAATACGCGAATAACCCAAAGGAAAGCGGACTCACAACCTTTGATCCTAAGTGGCTAAAGACCTACAATGTGAAGGGATCTAATCTCTACATCTTTGAAGGCAAGGCGACGAGGAAGGTTGATGTCTGGAAGCTACAGCGGTACATCCTGATCGACCCGAGTCTGGGAGAAACAGAGAGTGCTGATGAGACGGGGATTGTAGTTACAGGTGTTGACGAACATTTCAACATCTATATTCTCGAGACTGTTAAAAAGCGGCTCATTGCACCAGAGCTTATCGACTTGATGTTCCGGTTGTATACGAAATGGAACCCGAAGTGGCTCTCTATGGAAGAAGTCATCTTCTCAGCGGTGTATAAGTATTGGTTTCAGAGGGAATGTCGGCAGCGAGGTGTGAATCCATCGATTTACCCATACAAGCCGGGTAGTAAAAGGTCCAAGATTGCGCGAATTGAGGGTCTAGCGAACTACTTTTCTTCCGGTCAGATCTATATTTCGGAGGGGATGCACGATTTTCGCGATGAATATGAGTGGTTCCCTCTTGGAAGCAGCGAACACTTGCTTGATGCGCTGGCACAAGGGCCAGAACTGTGGGTTCCTGAGGCAGTACAGCACCAAATGGACGATTATGCTGCCGCAGAAGAAGAACTCATGGCAATGAGGAGTCCGGAGACAGGATATTAGGTCATGGCACTTCATGCGAGACGAAGTCAGCGGGTAGGAACGGTTCGCACGGCAAAAAAGCGTGTGATTAAGAAAAGACCACCGCGAAAGCCGGTCAGACGGCGTCCCACAAAGGGGATGAGGAAGAGGTAGGCCATGCCACTGAAGAAAGGACGCTCGAAGAAGGTAGTCGGCCAGAATATTCGCGAATTGAAGCGTTCTGGCAGGCCACAAAAGCAAGCGGTAGCGATTGCGCTGAACAAAGCAGGAAAAGGTCGAAAGCAGCAAAGACCTCGGAGAGGTAACACAAGGAGAAGAAAGTAATGAATGAGTTAATGATCTATGCGGCAGGAATGTTAGTCGCGGCTGGTATGGGTGGCTTGAAGGGTGTGTTTGCTTTTGTGAAGAAGCAGAAGCCTGTAGTGAAATCCCTTCTCGTCTTCGGAATTGCAGGGGTATTCGTTTTTGCATCTTCATTCGTTCCAGGCGTTGAACTTGGTGTGAGTGATATGCCATTGGCTGCTCTCGTTGCAATGGGATCGAGAGAGATTCTCAACGCATTGAAGGCAGTGGGAAGTTCTGATGCGTAAGTTATTTCTCTTTGTCCTACTCGCGTTCGCTAGTCCGGCGATGGCGCAGGATACAACGATTGTTGCCAATCCTGGGGATAGTCTTGTCATCACGACAACGACAACGACTGTTGTTAAGGTCATTGCGGGTGAGGTACTACCTCCACCTGTGGACACTATTCCACCTCCACCACCGGACACGACTCCTCCGCCTCCATCTACTCTCACACCGATTGTACGTGTGGTAGGAATCACAGCTCCAACTTCAATACCTGCTGATCAAATACCTGACCTAGCAGAGGGAACGATTTGCTTCGCATATGATGCTATTAATGGTGGGATTTATTCACGCGATGCGAATGGATTTGGCGAAGGTGGACATCTCGATATTCAACTCCTTAACGGTTTGTTGCGTGTAAGATCACAGACAACGAACACCAGTTTCGTTATAGAAGTATCTGGAGCTACAGGTAAGCACCGAGGGTGCTATCGTTACGGTCAAGAGATGACAGTATATCTTGATGGAGAAGTTGCTGGAACGAACATTCATAGTGGTTCAACAGAGCTAAATAACACTGACATAATTCTTGGTGCTTCTTGTGTTCAGTGTGTTCAAGATACATTAGATCCTCTTGGATCGTTCCTAAATGGAGAATTGTCAGAACTTGAGATTTACGACGTTCCGATGGGAGATTCAGTCGCGAAGGCTTGGAGCTTCTTTGAGGACACAACTGTCGTGGTTCCTCCAGGCGAATGTCCTTATCCAGATCCAACTGACTGTAACGAATCGAATTATTACTGGCCGCCTACAGAACTGGTTGGAGCACCGGCTCCGGTTGGGAATGACTTCAATCTTCCCATCCCAATAGAGTGGATTTCGGTTTACCAGGCCGGCCAGCGTCTCTTACCAAGCGGCGAGTTCACCCTTCACCCGAAACTGGCTGTAGTACAGATTGGCCCGAACCTGCACGCCCCGTTGTGTGAGACTCGTTGTAGCCCTCCTTATGGTGGAGAGTTTGATCTTTATGTCGAAAATCACCTTATCGATTTTGGGCGGTACTACGGCTTCATTTGGCGGCCCGGCGAACAGCGTATTTACTCAGCCGAACTGATCTGGTGGGAAAGATGCTGTCTGCCCAACTCCGAAGTGACCCGAGAGAACCGCAGGATTTTGGGTAGACGCACAATTCAGTGGGACGCAAGAATGAATTACTGGGTTTCTCAGGGTGACACGACACGGATTACGCACGACAACCGAAGTTAAATGACGAATGGAGATCGCGCAGCCAGCAAGAGGAGCGCAAGGAGTCACGGGAAGATGTATAAGATGTAACGGTCCAGTACGTCTAGATATGGATACCGATGGGAACGGGCTTCTAGTCGAGTACGTCTATCCTTGCGATCGATGTATACGGTCTGGGAAAGTTTACTTAAAAGAACCAGTTACCATCTGTCCTGATTGTAGGTTGACACGACGACGAGTTAAGAATGGTAAGAGCATTGCACGTTGTGTCAAATGTGACCGAAAAGTTCGAACCATATGGAAGCGACGCGAGCGTGCTCGAAAAAAGAATGGAAGATGATTAAAGGAATCCTAATTGGCTTGGTGGTAGGGGCCGGAGTTATGTGGTATGCGCTCAGCCACGACTCTACTCCGCCTCCTCCGCCAAGGCCTGTAGTCGCAGAGACGACATATGTTGACAGACCGGGACCGACAGAAACCGAATACGTGGACAGATGGCTACCACAAGATACCGCTTATGTACCTGCTCCTTATGAGGTAGTGATCTTCAAACCTGTAGCGACAGCATGTGCTGAGGTTGAAACAAGACGTCGAATTATCTCAGCGGTCTTTGGAGAAGCAGTTGGTGACACAGCGTGGGTATTGAGCGAAACGATGAGTGCTCTTGGAGACTCGTTACAGTTTCAGCTGCAAGAAGAAGGGATTTACACAGAGGGGTTTCCGAAGAGAATGTATACCACTTTAGGTGGGACAGCGTTTGACTGGATAGACTTTCCTGTAGAACGTCGTAGTTCGTGCTCAATCTTTCACGACGCGAAGGTCGCAGGTTACGCGATTGGATTGTATACACTGGCAGAGGCCGTCTTCAGTTTAGGAACAGATAAATGACAGCTGGCTCTGGTCTTTTACAAGACCCTGCATTTAAGGAAGAAGTTCCGCTTCCTCAGCTTCCAGCAGAAGCCTTAGATGCTGCTGCCCAAGCTCAGTGGCCTCCTATGCTCGAGTTGGAGCCAGAGGTTGAGGAGCGTCTTAATTTCTGGATTGAAGAAGAAATAAGGAGAGCCTGGACTGAACGTGAGGGCTTGCTCGAAGATTGGACTAACTGGCAGAAGCAGTATTGGGCAACTCCAGCAAGCAAGGAAAAGAACTTCCCGTTCCGACGTGCGGCGAACATTGTAGTACCACTAACAGCCATCGCAGTCGAAGCTGTTCACGCACGCATCATGAACACGCTGTTCACTGTCGAACCGTTTTGGAGTGTCAGGCCACAGGCTAAGGCGTGGATAAATACGGCTCCGTTCTTTGAGGAATTCTTGCAGACGGAAGCAATGAATCCGACTGGGCTGGACGTTTATAAGTTCTCGAACCACTCAATGATGGAGCTAATTAAGCTCGGGACGTGCATAGGTAAGAGTGGCTACGAAAGGATAACGAAGAAAGCACTAGATCCCAGGTCAGACGGGACGATTGAAGATCGGTTCGTTGAGGTCCGTAATTCAGCTACTCTCGAATATGTTCCTCTGGCGAACTTCTTAATTCGCATTGGCGAATTTGATCCGCAGACTTCACCGTGGTGTGGAGAGGAACACGTATTCACTTGGGCACAGCTCAAGAACCTAGCTGCAAACAAGCGAATCATGGCGTCCAAGTTGATCAAGATCAAGGACTTCTGGACGTCAAGCGAGGCAGGAAGAACAGCCGGCGATGCACAGACGCTCAAGGATGAGGTTGATAAGCTCTCCAACCAAGAGCCGATTTGGAACGAAGATTTCAAGACCCAAGAGATTTGGGCTACCTTCGATATCGACGGTGACGGATTCGATGAAGAGATTGTTGTTGACTATCACTACGAATCGAGGACGATTCTTTCCATCAGATCGAACTGGTATTCCGACTTGCACAGGCCATACCGAAGTGCAGTCTACGTCACAGTAGAAGGCAGGTTCTACGGAATCGGAGTTGGAAAACAGAACGAACAGTTCCAGAGCGAAGTTACTACGATCCATAGACAGCGGTTGGACAACGCTACGCTTGCGAATATGCGTATGCTCGTGCTCAAGAAAACAACTGGTTACGGGCCAAAGGAACCCATATTTCCGGGTAAGATGTGGTTCGCGGATGATCCAAAGGACATCCAGGTACTACAGCTCAGTGAGGTTTACAACTCAGCGTTCGCGAATGAAGATGTCTTGGTGCGCTACTCAGAAAAGAGAACGGGAGTAAATGAAGTTCTACTTGGCCTTCCGCAACAGGGTACTCCAGGGACGGCAACTGGTGACTTGGCCAGAATCGCAGAAGGGAACAAGCGGTTTGACCTCGTTCTACGAAACATTCGTCGCTTCCTCTCGCTCCTCGGACAGGATGTCGCCGCGAACTACCAGCAATTTGGAGACCAACAGCGACACTGGTTGATGCTCGGAGAGGACGGGGTGTTTGTAGAGCAGGTTCTCAATATGCCACCACAGTTGGTTCGAGATGGAGCTTTGATCGAACTGACTGCAAGCAGCTCAATAGTCAATCGTCAGGTTGAACAGCAGAACTGGATCAGCCTATTTACGGTCATATCGAGTTACTACGACCGTATCATTCAGCTTGGACAACTCTTTGGAGACGAGACACTCGCACTTGTGGCCCGGCGAGCCGTAATAGCGTCAGACGAAGCAGCACGCCGTCTGTTCGACACGTTTGGCATTGTAGAAACCGAACGTCTACTCTTGTTAGGAGGACCAGAAAGTGGACAAACTTCCATCACCACAGGAGATCCTGGCCGAGCTAACGGAGGACCAGAAGGCGGATCTCAAGGATCTGGGCAAATCCCCAGCGTGGAGCAACTTGTTGCGGGTATTCAACAGCGCAGAGAGGCTGAAGCAGAGGCAGGCGGAGCAGGCCAGCAACCCCCAAGACGCTTGGGTTAACATTCAACAAGCACTCGGCGCCAGACAAATAATCGACTTGGCGCAAGAATTTGTCACAGAAAGGTTAGACGAAGATGATCGACAAGCCAGTAGAGGGGAAGGAAGGCCAGTTGGAGCCGGACCCGAAGGTGGAGACCCCGAGTACGGAGACGGATGGATTGCCTACCGCAAGCCAAACGCCCACGTCAGAGGAGCTAGAGCCGGGTAGTCAGACTGAGTTTACTCACGGAACCCTAAAGGGCCGAACCAACCCTCAAGTCGAGGCGTATGTTAGTCTTCTTGAGCAAACCGTAGGTGAGCAGAGCAACAAACTGACTGAAGTTTCTCAACAGTTGGGCAAGTCTGCTGAGGAACCGAAGGAAGAAGGAGACTTCTTTGCAACTCCTAGGGAGATGATCGCTGAAGTTGTTGCCGAGCAAATTGCACCGTTGACTCAATATGTCGAACGGCTTGGAGCCGGAGATACGAGAGCGGCGCTACGACTCAAGTATGACGACTTCTCACAGTACGAACCAGCAATCGACCAGTTGCTCACACGTGGCGGATTCGATGTGAACACGAGCAACACACAGATCTTGGAGACGCTGTATTACACGGCGGTTGGTTTGGCTGCCAAGGCTGGTCCGATAGAGGCAGCAGCCGTACCCGCAACGGAAAGGACGGGTGAAGTGAATCAGGATATAGTGAGGATTCCACAGCACAGACCAAGCGCCTCTCCTGTTCCCTCAACGGCTCCTGGACCGAAGCTCAGGGATCTAACTGAGAACGAAGAGACGCTTCGGAAAGAATGGGGAATGACGAAGGAACAATACCTCCGCGAGCAGGACATGGATGCCGGCGAAGTAGCCGAATGGAAACCAGAGGAGAAGAAAAATGCCTGAATCTACACGCGGTGGACAGAAGGTAGATACTAGAAGAGTCAGTGACGCGATTGCTGATCGCGCAGATGTTTCACCTAAAGAAGCTATGGAAAGGGCAAAGAAGAAAGCAAAGATCGCTCAACTCCTCAAGCGAGGACCAGTAAACGATCTGTTGGTGGTCAGGGATCTTCCCGCTGACCGTAGGGCTGTCTATGCTCGAAAGAACGAGCAGGACATCATGAAGTATGAGAACCTTGGTTATCGTGTAGAAACCGTGTATGGTAAGACTGAGAAGGAAGGAGAAGATCATGCAGCCGACTCTACTCGCGTGTTGGGTGATGTGATTCTCATGACTACCGATCGGGAGAACTATGATCTCATTCTCGAGGTCAAGGCCGAGCAACTTGAAGGAAAGCTCGACGTTGCCAAGCGAGAATATCTAACAAACGCAAAAACGAACCCGGATGTTCCGGTGTTCGGTGGACAACAGTAAAGTGAGGATCTGAAATGCCAGAAGTTGTATTTCAGCCATCGAGCTTCCCTATAAGTGAAGTGCCCAATGTGGCTAACAAGCCCATTACTGCGGCACAGAACTTTAAGAAGGGAGCACCGGTCACTTCTACTGGATCTCCAGCAAAGATTTCAGAGCACGCAGGTGCCACAGTTGTCACTGGAATCTATGGAATCGCGTTGGAGGAAGTTGTTGCTGGACTAAGTCTCGGAGCCAACACGGCTCAGGTCGCGGTTGCTAGAGCGGACAGGGACACGAAGTTTCTCGGTCAGATGTCAGCGTCGAGTGCGATTGTTGCACCGGCACTTACTGACGACGGCGTCTCGTATGGTTACATCAAACTCGCCAGTGGTGTTTGGGCGATTGATAGGCCAGATGTAACGAACGTCGTCTTGGTAGTTACTGACGTCTTTATCGACAATAACTACGTGCTGTTCAAGTTCCTAGAGTCTACTCTACAGCAGCCATAATCTTTATGGGACATGGTGTCCTATGAGGAGCTAATTTTTAGCTTAGGAGTGAGGTAACATGATTGTAAGAGGAGCATTCAATCATATTCTTCGCCCTGGACTACGGCCCGAGTTTCGAGACTCTTACCAGCAGTATCCAGAGGAGTTTCCGGGGTACTTGAAAACAGGTACCCAAGATCGGGCCGAAGTAGAGGCTGTGACCCTTAGTGGTCTGCCTCGAATGGCCTTGCGTGGAGAAGCAGAAGCGGTCACCTACATTGACCCTGTGATGTCTGACAAGGTAGTCTACATCGATGACGAATTTGCCCTCGGGTTTATCGTCTCGAAGCGGATGATGGAGGATGACCTGTACAACAAGGCGAAACAGAACGCAAAGTGGCTTGGAAGGTCTGCGAGGTTGACGCAGGAATACCTCTCTGCTTCGTTGCTGGATGACGCCTTTGCCGGGTCTGTGTTTACAGGATTGCTTGGTGAGAGTCTGATTAGCACGGCCCACACACGGCTGAATGATGCGGGCACTTGGTCCAATCGTTTGGCTACGGACGTTCAATTGGGAATCACTGGGCTTCAAGCCTCGTATGACCTGCACGCTGGACTGACGGATCATCAAGGTGATCCAATCGTATCGAGGCCATCGCGCCTTGTGATCGATATCTCAGATGAGTGGGTGGCGATTCAGCTGACTCAAAATCCCGAGGAAGCGTTCACAACTGACAGGAACATCAACGCTTTTCGAAAGAAGAGTGGTTCCCTGTCGTACATGGTTGCTCACTACAAGGCTCAAGACGGTGCGTGGTTGTTCCAAGACCCGAACCTGATTGATATGCATTTCTTGTGGAGAGTTCGTCCCGAGTTCGAGGATACATTTGATTTCGACACCAAGGCTGCGAAGTTCTCAGCTAGGCAGAGAATCAACGTGTACTTCTTCGATCAGCGTGGCGTCGTCGGCTCAGAGCCTTAGAAAAGGAGATGGGTCATGGCGAAGTCACATATTTTAACCTCACTTCGATTTGCAAAAATTGTAGGAGGGGTAGCTGGAAATCACACGCTGACAGGCCTCAAGTTAAATGACAGGTTGCTGTCTGTTTTGCAGTTTGAGAAAACGGCGGCGAACATCACGGATCTTGTTGACCTAACAGCTGAGTTCACGATTACGGCAGATGACACCATCAACAATGCTGCTGGAACTGATACCAGCACGGATGCTCTACTTATCATCTATGTTGAGACTGGTGCTGGCCGTAACTACGGAGCTAACGCTGGAAAGGACTACTAAGATGAGGACAAAAGGGCTTTTACTCGGAGCCCTTCCTGTCCCCCAAGAAGGTCCGTGGGTGCGAACAGGTGGGGAAGGGCAGTGGGAGATCGAGACGGCTCATGACTATGAGGATGCGATTATCATTGAAGTTTATCCTCCAGAGGCCGCGCAGATTTTGAGAGACATAATCGACGCCGAGTCTACAGAAAAAGTCAGGGCTGTCATTGTCAGAGAGCTTCACCACGTTCCATTCGTGAGCGTAGAGATGACGAGGGTTGCATGACAAAAATTGATGTTGGAAGTATTGTAAGGTCTGCCAGAACCTGGTGGGTCGTCACTGTTTTCACTGCTGGTGGTGCGTTTGTGGTCTTTGGGCAGGACATCGTGGACGCACCGGCTGAGATTGAGGAAGTTAAAGAGAATCTGGCTGAGCATATAACTGATGCTGAGGCAAAGCTCGATGATCTTCTCGTTGGTCAAGCATGGGACCGTTGCTGGGCGAGATATGAGAGTGAACCGAGATGTAAGGCAGTAGAGGATAGCACACGAATCTCGCTAAGACGTGAAAGACGAGCGAAAGCCCGAGCCTCAGTAAACACAGAGAGTGATTAATGTACGAATGGCCGTGGCAAAAACTTGAGTTAGAGTTCTGGACTGTTCGGGAGTTTAAGTATCCCGAAATGATGGCGAGAACGCAACTTCTATTTCTCGAAGAGCTAAGGCGTCGTTGTGGTTCTCCTTTACACAACAATGGGGATGGAAGACTTCGCCATGATATGAGAAGAATCTATCCAGAACTGGAAGAACCAGCCTGGCCTGACAGCGCACATTACGTGATTGGAGATACTATCTCAGATAGGGAACGTGATTGTCAAGCTAACGATCTCGAACCAGAAGGACGAGGGACTCTCCCGGATGCAGAGTTTAACCGAAGAATGGGAGTCCTCGCAGAGAAAGCATTAGCGTTGAAGAACGAGGGAACCTTTCCCGCCGTGGGCGTAGAAATCGCGACCAGACACATTCACGTTGACACCTTTGAAATTCGAAGATGGGCAAGACGCCCTCGGTTTTGGGTTGGAAAGTCTAGATAGGACGAGTCATGCCTGACACACAAATACATCTCGCAGTAGGACTCACCCTCGCACAAATGCGTATGCTTGTTCGGAAAGGGTTGGGTAACCTGACTGTCGAGGACGCAGATAATCCTTACATTGATCTTCTTCTCAACATGTCGTATTGGGAAATCGAGAAGAAGTATCCATTTAAGGAAAAAGAGTGTCGCATCCAATGGCCTTTGACAGTAGGAGTTTTCCAGTACAAGTTGCCTAATGAGATTGACTTGGTACAGTTGGAGGCTATTCAAGCAGTGAGTCTTGTTGATTTGCAGAATACAAGCCACGTTCTTCAGAGGATGACACAGAGCTGGTGGGATACGCAGTATCTTCATGCACAAGGTACAACGTCGTATGCTCAACCCACGCATTATGTACGTATGGATCAAGACATCATCTTCCATCCGACGCCGGATAAGATTTACACGATTCGTCTTTTCCTGCTCAAGACGCTCAAAACCCTCTTAGAGGATTCGTTCGAGCAGCCCGATGTTCCAAGGAATTGGCATGAGCTTGTTGTTGAGGGAGCAGTAGCTCGGGGACAGTTTTACAAGCAGGACATAAACATGTCCCAACAGACTCATGCACTTCAAACATCGAAGATTCGTTCGGCTGTGGCTATTGAAGGGAAAGAGGAAAAGGATTCTCACTATGCTGGTCTGGAAGTTCTGTGGGAGGAGCCTGGTTGATGGCTGAGCATATCGAACTGTTTGATCAGCATGACGAGATAGATGACATGCTCGCGGATGGGAGTGAATTCGCCCCGTGGCAACCTACATATCGCTTGTCTTTTCCTCCTGAAACACAGAACGCTAACTGGGGGATTAAGAGTGATCGTGGAACCAACCGTTCGTTACAGAGTACGAACGATTTGATCGCCAACGCCAAAGCAATTAAATGGGTAGAGCCTGGGGACAATTTATCAGATCAAGAAGTGTTGATGTTGTTCACGCCGAGCTCCTTGACACGCACAACCACCGGAATGATCTGCATCCGTGGTACGGGAAGTAATACAGGTACTTTCATGGGTGCATATATTGGGCAGACGGATAAAATCGGAATTGCTTTTTGGGATCATACAAATCCCTTTGATTCGATTACAAATCTTGGTGCTCAAGGAATCCTTGCAGTTGCTGATATACACGAATATCGCTGGATGAGATTCCAGGCCTTGGGGAACGATTACAAACTGAGAGTTTGGTTATATGGTGATCCAGAACCAGTAGCCTGGAATATCGAACGGACCTCTGCGCTTGGTGCGTCGTCAGGATGGACTGGAATTGGCGCGCATGGGAACATCAGGTGCGCAAGAATGAAGATAGAAACAGATCCTGTCAATTGGCCTGTTGAGCTGATTAATCCATACCCAACGATTGATGAGGGAACGTTCTTTGACGAGTATGCAATCGGAGATTTTCCTACGTCAGGAATGGATGTAGACTTTGATCAACCTCACCAGCAGTCGTTGGTAAAGAGGGATGTGATCGATACACTTCTTACTCCACCTGTTCCGGCTGGTGGAAAGGATCGTGCGTATCGTATTCAAAACAATTTGGTAGTCGCCCGTTCATATGCAACTCGATGGATTCCTGACATCGCTCAATTTGGTAGCAGCAACGCCAACGGTATGGGCGAAGGGATGAAGCTCTTCGGACTCGTTCGATCAGACGGAGAGTTCGGTACAGAAAATGGTATTGGAGTTCGATTTAATGGGGATTCATTTGGAAGAGAAAACGGAGCTTCGCTTCATTTCCTGAACGCGAATCGTCTTCAGTATCTTGCAGAGCGTAATGGTATTGGGGATATAACTGAGAATTTCTCATACTCATGGACTCCTACCACTTGGCATTGGATGCGGTTGGAACATATTGGTAAGACTATAAAGGGCAAAGTCTGGCCTTTTGTTGATTCCGACCCGACGGGACTTTTACTCGAACCTGCTGCGTATCTATTTGAGAGAACTAATCGTTGGTCTGTAGATGGCCGGTTCGTTATGTCCTCTTGGGGCACACTGGTAGATCATTATTGGGATAGGCTAGATTTCGAAACAGTAGGGCTTCCAGTACCTCCTCCTGGGCCTCCTCCGGAAATTCCTGAGGTTCCTCGGGGTGAGCTTGGTGGACCTTGCCCAGCTTCAGTAGGAGACTGTGTTGGTGCAGTTGTAGATCCTCCAGCTGTTTGTATTGAAGCTCTTGTGAGTCCTGTATTCGCGAAAGAAGTCCCTGGAATCTGTCCCGTGCCAGATATTTTCTTCCTTCGACACGATGGAACTGATACGGCTACTACTCCACAGATTCTAAATAATCTCACGATTGACGATTGGCCTGAGAATCCATATGTGGGAGCGACGCCACGAACGTTTGAAGTCTGGATGCGTATTCCAGCGTTGCCACCGGGGAATCTTGGAACTCCAATGATTGCTACTGGTACAGACATGGACGATCAAGATTACAGAGTTTTCGTACAGGGTCCGACTAGTAATGGTGATCTTGTTCTCGCTCACTGGAATAATAATTCAACAATCGCGGCTTTTTGGGCAACGAGACTCAATGTATGGGGACACTTCGCTGTAACTTATGATGGCGCTAATATTGAAAGAGTGTACTGGAATGGAGTACAAGAAGGTGGTGATTTTGCTGTTGGATTATTAAACACCTTCAAAGCTGGAACGTTTAGTCTTGCCAGTAGCCCTAGTTACAATAATCCTGGACGAAGACTCGAAATTGATATGTTTGACTTTAGGATCTGGGCTACTGCAAAACCACAAGCAGAAATCGCCGCTTTTATGGGAAGTTTTCTCGTTGGAAATGAATCAGCTCTTGTAGCGAATTACAAGATGCAAGAAGGAGCAGGAACACCAATCGATGTTACAGGTAAGTCAATAGCAACCCTCGAAAACACGGCAGGCTCCTTAACTTGGGAAACGGAGGTTGACCCAAGATGACTAGACCACAGGGTACGACGATGTTTGATCGTCAGCCACCGGGAGAGAAAGATACTAGCTTCTCGATTCGACCACAAGAGATTGGTGTCGTTAGTGTAGAGAACGTTGGTGGAGGGATGGTTACGGCTCTTCCTAGAGATCAGCAGCCACAATCTTCATTCTCCTTGGTGCGCAACGCAAGAACGAGGGAACACTGGGTTGGCAGAAGGCCTGGTACAAGGGAGTACGTCACGCCTCCGACTGTATCTGCTGGAGTTCCGGTGGCTTTAAGTGGTGAGATTAGTGCAATCATCACGGGGTTCAAGCAAGCGAGTCTGGCTGTTAGCGAGCCAGGGTATCAGCTTTATCTAATAGGTGAAACCACACCTGTGGGTGGTAACATCACATCAGTTTGGAATCTTCCAGCGGTTTCCGGCGTCCCATTGTGGATACAGCTAACTGATGATGGTGGATTGACGAACCCCTCGTTCCTAGCTCAGTTTGCACATAGAATAAGACACGCTCAATACTCCAACCTTATTTTCTTCGTCGATGGACAATCTGGATTGAACTACATCGACATGGACTTGAACCAAGTTCGTGAAGCACCAACAGACGGGACTCATCTTGTCAACCCAAGTGCTAACAACGCCCCTGGCGCGCAGGTAATTACGACCTTTGCTGAGCGAGTCATCGTTGGGAACCTAAAGACACAAATCACAATACCTGGTGCATCAGCGGTTGGTGATCCGTCTGCTATCGCTTGGTCTGCAAACGGGCTGCCTCTTGTTTGGAACATTCTTGACGCGCTGAGTATTCCGACCGGAGCCGGGACTGAGTTGCTGATTCAAAGTCCCTCTGACGCAAACGATGCAATCACAGGATTGTTTGGGCTCACAAATGAAATGGTGATTCTAAGAGAGCGTAGCATTTGGCACGCGACGCGACAGCCATTTGCAACCTCACCTTTCAGATTCATCCCTATCATCGTGGGACTTGGTTGTGATTTGATGTATACTGCTGTGCAAGGAGAGGGTGGAGTCTTCTATGCTGATTTTAGAACGAAGGGTGTATTCTTCTATCAGCCCGGCGCAAGGCCACAGAGAATCTCACTTCCCATCGACGACGAGTTGTTCGTGGACCTGCAGAATATGGCCCGAGCGGAAGGTGCTTACGATGCAAGAGAGCGTGAATATCATCTTGGACTGAACCTTGGAAACACGACCAAGATCACTAAACGTTGGGTCTTTTCGGTGCGAAACGCTTCGTGGACGTTCGACGATGGATTGGAGCTAGATACCATCGCGTCGTTTGTTGACGTGACGAATCTAGACATTCTTCCAAATGAACCTATTGGTGACTTAACTGGTAGTCTTCCAGCGTTGCCACCAGGAATCATTATGGGCACGAAGAACCAGGAACTCATAGTCTTCGATCCTACACTCGACTTCGACGTGGATGGAACGCCTTATGAGTTTGAGTTAGTCTCTCAGAATCTCGGGAATCCTGTAAGAAACAGGGTGATGAATGACTTGATTCTTCGCTACGAGGCATTACAACCCGGCTCTGGGGTGCTTGAGGTCTCAACAGATAAGGTCAATTGGAGAGCAGCAAAGCGTTTCGACATAGACGACTCTCCAGTTGAGAGAGCTGTTGGTTTGCCAATGGGTAACATTGAAGGAAGGGGACTCTACTGGCGACTAAGAGCACAATCGTCAGACATCAGACTGAGCGCTTACGCGATGCGCTATACCGACAAGAGTTTCCAACACCAAGATGCGATATAATCCAGAACTGGAACTCGAATTCCAGCTAACCCAGATACTCAATGATGGAATAGAATTTGGAGATAACATTCGTGGTGCGTTTCTTGAAATTAAAACGACTGGCGCAGAGCAAAAGATCATTCACGGCTTAGGTTATGTGCCGATTGGATTCATCGTGGTACTACGGGAGGGTCAGGTAGACCTATGGACGGACAGCTTGCTGTCTTGGACGAAGGACGTGCTATTCTTGACGTCAGATGTAGCGAGCGTGACGGTGAGGTTGTTCGTACTGTAAGACTTCCTCAGCTCACGCCGCGAAAGATGCAATATTATTGGAGTCGCTTGAAGGAGTTTGACCACATCTTCAGCGATCACACCAAGACCTTTGAAGATTTCGTAAACATTTTTCTATACGAGAAGAACGGAACCTTCGCAGCATCTGGAATCATTTGGGAGGTGGATGATGTTGGAATCTTATTCCTTACTAATATCCAACCGGGATTCGCAGCCCTTGGGCATTTTACTTTCTGGGACCGAAAGCTATGTGGAAGAGAAGAACTCATGCGAGAGATGCTTCGTTACCTCTTTGCAAGGTTTAAGTTTCACCGAATTTACAGCGAGCATGGACTTTACGCAGCTAACTCAATCAGCCCTTTTCTAAAAAGAATTGGTTTTAAGAAAGAAGGCAGAAAACGAGAAGCTGTGCTATATAAGGGAGACTGGTTCGACGTGAACCAATTTTCAATCTTGGAACACGAGGTGTGAGATGGCGTTTCATAAGAACGAAATTGAATCAGTACAAAGAGAGAACCAAGCCACGCCTTTGGCGAATCAATTCTTGGAACTTCTTTCCGGGCAGATATCTAGTGGAGAAATCGGTGCCGGAGTCGGACCGTTGCAGCGTCAGGCTGGTACTGCTGCCCAACAGTTCGTAAACTCCGGTGGAGGGCAATTCGATATCAGCCCACTGTTCAAAGCTTTACAAGCACAGACAGACAGAGGAACAACATCAGGGTTGCGAGATCTCCGGGAAGGTTTCGGGATTGCAGGCAATCGTTTCGGAACCGGCTTCGGTGCTGGACAGGCTCAGTTCTCTGCGCAAAGACAGGCTGATCTTGACGCTCTATTTGGCAACCTCTCGTTAGATACGTTCAATGCTGAACAATCAAGGCTACTGGAAAGCATCGGCCTCCTTGGTGACCTCGGCACGCAGAATCTAGCACCCTTTGTCAACTTAGCAGGTCGAGGGATTCTGGAACCAGAACTTGCCGAGAAGAAGGGACTCTTTGGTACAATCGGAGATATCGCTGGTGGTGTGGCTGGAGGAATCACTGGTGTTGGCTCTGTACTTGATGCTATTCAGGGCTTTGGAGGTGGCGGTGACCAGTCGTTCGTCAATCCACAAGCGACCAACGTCCGCACGCGCAGTACGCGGCGTGGATTCTAAACGTTCATAGGACATCATGTCCGATGAGGTGAGATATGAGTAACGGAAACAGGGGTTTTCCACAAATTGGTACAGGGTTTGATGACTTCGGTGCAGGGCTTACCAAGTTAGGAGATGCACTCGCGGGAGTGATAGATCCTGAGGCAGACGCACGGGATCAGATCTTGAAGGCTGTTCTCTCAACGCCGACGCTTCTGGCGAATATTGCTGATTCCCAGAGGCAACTTGAACGTCAAGCACAAGCGAAGGCTAAGGAGACTGGTAAGCCTCAACCGCTTCCTAATGCTCTTGCGGCGTTTGGGATTACTGATGCTAAGTTTGCTCAGTTTGTGTCGAGACTTGATCCTGAAACTTCGGCTGAGTTGCTTGCTAGGTTGACAGCGAAGGAAGAAGTCGCGGCAGGAATTCCAAAGAAGCTTGCTGATGTTAAGAAAGGTCAGCTCAGTGTGCTGGAAACCTCCGCGGAGATTCAACTCAGGACGAATCAATTTGCACTTGCCCAGGGCCATCCAGAGATCGCGGCGGAGTTGGCAATAGTCACGGACAAGTTCAACACGGAACAGTTTAGGGAAACTTCTAGGATTCTTACTGATCTGAAGGGTAAAAATCCGGAGTTATATGCAGAGGCAATACTCTCGAGTAAGTTTCCAGAGTTTATTAGAGCGCAAGTAACGAAACGTGGACAGGATATCGACGAGCAGATCAGAAAGCGATCGAACGAGATCGCTGCACAAAGAAACGCAATCCTCGCGGCGAAGAACAAGCTAGACGAGGCGGCGAATCTCGCAAAACTCAAGGCTGATCTAGCTCTGCAAGAGATGCAGATTCTTGAAGTCGTTGGGAATAAGGACTTACCTGACTCAATCAGGATTGGGATGGCTGCTAGATTCAATGATATATCTGAAACAGCTGACCAAATGTTTGGGCGCACAACTGGAGTGAGGCTAAAAGCAACAAAGGTCGGTGGCTTCCTCGGCTTCTTTAAGGAGCTTGACTTTGATATGACTGCTGTCGAAAGAGTCATTCCTCTTGGGGATCTTCCTCTTGAACGAGCTTTGTCTGTCTTCGCACTTAGCTACGCAACGAATTCTGATTTAACGCTTGATGAGGCTGTGCGAAGTGATAATGGTCAAGCCATCATTACAAGACTGGGTGTCGCACATGACATGAATCCTGCCGAGGCGACGAATGAATTCAAGAGAGTCTTGGTAGAAATGAGAGCAAAGTCTCCTGTTGAGGCACAACCCGATGCTCCTCGGCCCTTTATTCAAGTTCTTACAGGGCCTGGTGGTGATTTGCCGGGTGATCCTGTTATCAGAATCAATCCAGAGTTCGTTTCCCATATAATTGAAGGCCAGAAGCGCGACTTTAGGATAGTTGGAGAGGGAATAAGTCGGTCAGCACAAAGAGGCTTCAGAACGCTTGTTGCTCCTCCAGCCGGGACGGAAAATGCCACACCTTAGAAGCAGAAACCCATTCGATCAGCTCAACTTGCAGCTAGAGTCTGAGTCTGAGAGAATCTTCGACGACCTTGAACGCGTCGCACTTGAGGGGCCAGATGAGAATAGGAATCCCTTCGATAGAATGACGTTGTTTCCTGGAAAAAGGGATGCTGAGATCAGTCCTGAGGTGTTTAACGAGTTGTTCTCAGCTACCGAAGGCTTTACTACAGTAGAGGAGCGACCAGGACTTGGTGAGATAGCAAGGGGTGGGTTTGTCGAGGGATTGCTTGATCCACTGACGATCTTTGGGAGGGAAGGAAGCGAGTTCGATCCAGAAGGGTTCGCTGAGAACGCTGCACAGATCCTTGGAGAACTTGTCGGCTTCGGTGTGGCTCTTGTTCCCATTGGAAAGGGTGTCAGTCTCGTTGGAGGAAGGTTGGCGAGAGCCGGGTTGGGTAAGGGACTGAGCCTTCCGATGAAACAGGCACTCACTTCTGGAGCTACATTCGCGGTCTTTGAGGCTGGTACTGCTGAGGGCATCAAAGAGATCCCAGAGAAGGTTGCGATTGGCTTTACAATCGGTGCAGGAGGAGATGCTATCCTTCGAAGAGTAGCGAAGAACTGGAGAAAGACCGGGCCTGAGCCTACGATTGAAGATGTCTTTAGGATGGGCAAGGCCGCGGATCTTGCAAACGAAGAAGTTGCGAGGCGTGCCAAGGCTGCCTTCGGAATAGAATTCGATCCGCGTAAACTTGCAGTAGAGAATGTACTTCCACCCGAAGCTTTTAAGTCAGTTTCCAATATGCTAAAGGCACTCGACGATGTAGTGGAAGGAACCGTCTCCTTGGATATGGTAGCCGCACAGTTGGCTATCGAACGTCTACCAGGAGGAGTTGGAATTCTTCCTAGTGCATCTAAAGACGCGGCTGAGTTTCTGGTAAAAATGCAACGGTTCTATCCAGAAGGTACGCAAATCATTCAAAGAGATCTCGAAGGAGGATTTACAGAGCTTCTAGTAAACACAGCAGAAGAAGTATCTGAGGTTGTTATGGAAACGATTACTCGTCGCCTTCCGAAAAGACTTAATGCGGTGCAGGCTGTTAAGTTGGTGAGGGAAGGTAGAATAAGAATAGGTCTTGGTGGAAAGGTTGTCATCGATGAGGGAGTTGTAGTAAACCTCGATTTCACCAGGAAACAACTGCCGGGACAACTCAGAATGGTA